TCCCTGGGTAGTATGCTGTCATGGCCTATCCTTAACCTGTAATTCCGCCCGTGATGTTAACCGTGATGGTTCCCGATGAAGGTAGCTCACCCGCAGCACATACCACGTCCGCAGCGCCAGAGCCGTTGTGACGAACTAAGGTGCTTACAGAGAGGTTTGTTACTTGAGTCGTTTGACTGTTTAGTCCATATATTGCGTTTCTTATATCATCAACTTTAACAGTTTCGCCAAACAAAACCGCATCAAAGGTGAGCAGGTTGTTGATGGCTGAGGTGGCCGCGGTCTTTACCGTGCTCTGGCGCACCTTGTCTGGGATTGTAATAGTCACCGTAACATCTAAAGGTACATACGTTGCTGGAAGAACAGTTACAGAAACATTTGGTGGTATTAGGTCCACAACGTAGTTTTGGATGTTTTGCTGAAGAGCAACAAAGTTTGAAGTGTAAGCTGCGGTATTAGGGTCGACGCCTGGGTCACCTTTTTGAGCAACATAAAGAGTGACGCTTGTATAGACACTGGATACAGCGTTAACTTTATCGGCGTTAGTTACGCCTCCTTGAATCTTATTGATGTAATCCTTTAAAGACACAATGCGGTTAAGGGTTGCAATATTAGCGTTTGCGCTTGTCTTGATTGAGTCTGTTGATTCGGCATCTGAACCACCAGTAGCATCTGAAGGTTGTGTAACTGTAATACCAGAGGCGTTAAGATTAAGAATCTTGGTAATAGACCCCGCTGCAACGTTACCAGCTCCTCCGCTACCTACGCGGTAGGTAAAAACAATTTCAGAGTTTGCTGGTGGAACGCGTCCGCTAATTCCATCGCCAAAACGGATGTATGTGTTACCGTTTGCATCAACGCTTCCCGAATAAACTGCATCGTTTGCTGCAGCATCAATTAGGTTAACAACGCGGGTATAGGGCGTGCCGTCGACTGTGACGGCAATTGAGTCGTCGATAGCGGGACTTTGGGTAAGCTGATAAATTTGATTTGAAAGGCCGTCTGAGATTTGAACTGGCTCGTTGGTGACGCTTGAACCTTCAAGGCATGTCACTGTTACAGTTCCAGGAACTCCGCCCGATGCCGCAGGAACGGTTACAGCTACTTGCGACTCAAATACAATTTGAGCGTTTTGGCTGTTAACCACAGTTGTGGTAGCAAACTGAGTGTTCTCAGGAACTACAACTGCCGAAGAGCCGCTGTTGCTTAGGGTCAATGTTACAGTGGCGGCGCGGACGTTCTTAGGATAGTAATTGAGCAGATTAGCGATTTGTAAAACGCTCTGGCGCTGAGATGCAGTGGTAAGGAATGCCTCGTTAGCTGAGCGGTCAATGTAGTACGAAAGCATGTCGCCCATGTATGCAAAGAGCTCAATAAGGGTGATACCAAAGTCTGAAGGGTCGCGGTTAGTCCACGCTGGTAGGTAATTGGGAATAAGCGCCTTTAGGTCAGCGCTAATAGCCGAATAGTCACGGGATGTGTAATCTACCTGTGGTACATAGTTGTTAGACATTTACACTCCTATTGTGTAACTACGTCGCCGTAGCGGTTAAAGGTCGCGGTCTGGGTAGTCGTGGTAAGTACGCCTGGAGTCCCACTAGGTAAATTATAGTTAACTTGGATAATTAGACCCCCGTTAACGTCATCTGGAAGTGCAACGACGCTCTTCAGCTTAAGAGTGGGTAGCCAACGAGTAAACGCTCCAGCCACTACTTTTTCTGCTGCAGCTGTGGTTGAGTAGTTACTTTCAAAGGTCAACGCACGAATCTGGGTGCCAAAGGTAGGGCGCATTACTCTTTCGCCTTCACTTGTCAAAAGAACCAAGCGAACTCGGTCTTCCCAAATCTTGCTCTCGTCGGTAGAGGCGCCAATACCGCCAGAACCGTCAATGCCAAACGGCAAAGAGATAGCTGCTTCACTCATGCGTATACTCCCATCCATACAGGGTAATTAGGGTCGCCTTGTTCAAACATAATCCAGACGACTTGGTCAATATCTGGCACTTTTACATGCGGGGTTAATGTGACAGTGTGCGTGTGTGCCATTGAGTGGGTGTGAGAAGGCGAGCCTCCCGCACCCGTATTAGCGGCACTGCTTCCTGAGGACGTAATGCTCAAGCCGCCGTTGGTTCCATGCTCTGAGTCCACAACCACAGGAAGGCATCCTGGAATCCAGTCAGTAACTGCTGAGTCTCCAAGAAGCGCAGGAATAGAAACTTGAATAGTGTTGCTGCCATCAGGAGCTTGATTGTTTTTACAAATGCCTCGGTAGAGGCCGTAGTATTTATCGGACACCTGCGCCCCTTAACTTTGCTACTGCTGCAGCTGAAAGATTGTTTTTAGCAGGTACAGCTCTTAGGTTTGCGCTTGGGCTTTGCCACTTTGGAGAAGAGGAAGCTGCTGTACGCGTAACTTTAGGTTGCGGGCGGTTGTTAGTTTTGCCAAAGCCCAAAGAGGAAGTCTTGTTGTTAACCATCTTGGTATTGGTAACCAATTTGGATACAGGCTTTTTATTTGTCTGAGCCACATTAGGAGTAATGGTTCGCTGGGGCACCAGGGATGGGGCTTTTACAGGCGTACCTGCAAATCCAGTATTTGTTCCTCCCAGTGAATCTGTGCCTACATACAACTCTGTGGTGTACATGTGCTCTTCAAAGATGTGCTCAGTTCCCAAGATTGTCCAGTAGCCCGAATATTCCTTGCCTAAACCATCTAGATAGATTGGTAGGTCGGGTCGAAGGGTTGCATCTCCTAGCAAAGTGGCGTGCCCGCGATAAGGGTACATAGCTCTCGCATCAGCTGCGATTGCTTCCGCTGTAGCTACATTTGTGTTTGAGATAACTGCAGAGGTGTTGAATCGGTCAAACATCTCAGATTTAGCAACTGAACGACTAGGAATTGGTCGTTTCTGGTTTGTCTGCACAAGGCTTGAACCATCTGTCAAGCTAACTCCACCAACAGCCGTTGCAGCCTTCATTGCTCCTGAGTGGTCAGAGTTCTCGGTGATTTCAGGCGTGAACTTAAACATGCTCATGCCTTGAGGATGGTTAGCATCTCGAAGAATTGCGTATCGGGCTGAAGCAATGTTTGCCTTGTAGTCGTTGCTCATCTCATCAAAGTAAAGGGCAGTGTTTTCAGCTCTTAGAGTGTAGCCGCTCTGTTGAGCAAGTCGTACTAGGAATGCCCAGTCCGTCTGCCCTGGCTGGCTAAGAATTTCGTAGACACGTGGGTGAGGCATTGCGTGGTATGCAAAGCCGTACTTCTTTGCAATCTCTGCGACTACTTGGTCTGCGGTTACATGCGACCAAACCTTTTGGCTAGCCTGCTTCATTACATAAGATGCTCCCAAGGCAGTAATTTGAATGAAGTTTTTACCTGGCGACATATCAGGGGTAACGCTGTGAACATAGCCTTGAAACTCACGGGAGCCGTTTGGCGACTTCATGGTTACGCTTATTGGCGTGCCATTTTGTACGCGAGAGTACTCCATGCCCCAGTTCTTAACATACATAGTTACCTGCTCGTGCTGATAGCGAGACTGGTAAAAAACAGTTCTATAGGACAGGACTGATGGCAGGCCTGACCCAGGAAACTGGATGTCAATAAAATTATACATTGAGCGGCATTCTTAGCTTTGTTCCAGGGGCAATATTTAAGAAGTCCGATATTTCTGGGTTGTACTCAGGAATAACCCACCAAAGTCCAGGGCGCTGATAGTAAGCAGCCGCTATCTCATCAAGGCGCTCGCCCTCGGTGTAGATATGATAAGTAAACTGAATAGTTCCAATATCATCAAACTCATAGAGATGCTTTGATCGAGGCTTTGAGGCTTTCCGTTAGTAAGGATCAAAGTACTCTTGCTATTGATTTTGTTGACGATGAACTAGCTTTTACCGCGACTGGCTGCGAGTGCCTCAAGTCGGTGCTCGAGATAGTGGATGCTGGTTCCCCCTTCAATAAAGTTGGGATCCAGCATTAATTCGCGATGCAGGGGAACGTTGGTAGTAATGCCATCAA